CTCGTGCGCGTCGGTGTCGCGCGGCACGTCGAGCTGCACGTCCTTGGGCATGTCCACCAGCACGGGGCCGGGCCGGCCCTGGCGCGTCAGCGTGAACGCCCGGCCCACCACCTCGGCCACGTCGTCCACGCTGCGCACCTGCGCATTCCATTTGGTAACGGACCGGGAAATGCCGATGGCGTCGCACTCCTGGAAAGCGTCGGTGCCGATGGCGCTGGTGGCGACCTGGCCGCTGATGCAGAGCACGGGAATCGAATCGCACATGGCGTCCAGCAGGCCGGAGGTGGTGTTGGCCATGCCCGGGCCGGAGGTCACGAACACCACGCCGGTGCGGCCGGTGCTGCGGGCATAGCCTTCGGCGGCATGCACCGCCGCCTGTTCATGGCGCACCAGCACGTGCCGCAGGCGCGGTTCCGCATACAGGGCATCATAGAGGGGCAGAACCGCGCCCCCCGGATAGCCGAACACCGTGTCCACGCCGTGCGCGATCAGGGTATCCAGCAGGATTTTCGCCCCGTTGCCGGCGGGACGGTCTGTGGCGGGAAGGGCGGCGAGGGCGGCGGAGTGGAGGCGGTCGTTCATGTTATCTATCTTAGGCGCAGGTCCGCAGAATATTTATCTTCTTTTCCACACAATCCCGGGAAACGCAGTAAATTCATCTGCGTTCTAAAGGAATTTTGGAAAATGAACCTGGACANCGAGCGGGTGGGCCTGGACGCCCTGGGCTGGGCCGCCGCCGCCATCGTCGGCGCGGCCGTCGTGCTGTCCCTGTTTATGATGAGCGTCACGCGGCCCGCCCGCGCCAAGACCGCCTGCGCCGATACGGCATGAGTCCGAAAATTCGCGCAATCTATCGCGTTTGAGCGTACAATAGCCTTACTTGGGGCCGATCCGGATTCGACGTGGGTCGCGAAACAACTCAGGGCATGCCGAGCACCAGTAAGCTCGTAAATCCACTGGAACACTACAAACGCCAACGACGAGCGTTTCGCTCTCGCCGCTTAATCGGTGAGCCGCTGCACTGATCTGTCCTTGGGTCAGGCGGGGGAAGGCAACTTCCCAGGGGGGCAACCCTCGAACCGCAGCAGCGACATTTACAAGGAATCGGTCTGCGCTGGGGTCACACGGTTCAGGCTTAAATTACGTGAATCGCCCTGGTCCGGCCTGTCGGTTGGCTAAGTCCAGGGTTAAATCCAAATAGGCCGACTACGCATGTAGAACTGGTTGCGGAGGGCTTGCGGACGGGGGTTCAATTCCCCCCGGCTCCACCAATACCTGAAAACCCAACCCTTATCGGTTGGGTTTTTTTCTGCCCGCTGCGCCAGTGTTGGCGCGGTTCCGGGCGCTGGGCTCTTTAGCGGCATCCCTCTGGCGGTGCCCATTTCCGGGCCGTTTGGCCCCGTTTTCTCTCTCTGTTCTCTGTCCGGCTCTTTACCGAAAAGCGCCCAAACCCTGCAAAAACGCGGGTTTGCACGCGCCCGGTTGCGTTTTTCGTCTGCTGGAGGCGATGCGACCGAGAATGCAACGGACGTAAAAAAACCGCCCGGAGGCGGCGCGCGGTGGGGGTGTTGGTCATGTGTTTCTGGCCTGGATCATCCTGCGTTGCTGTTGCCAGTCCAGCGGCAGGCTGCCGTTGCGGATCAGGTGCTCCAGCGCGATCCCGCTGTCGCCGGTCAGGCAGGCCTCGACGACGTCCGGAGCCAGATGCACCAGCCGTGCAATGATGCTGACCCGCCCGGGGTTGAGTCCTTCGGCCTGCGCGATCTCGGTCATCGAGGTAAAGCGCCCGTCGTCGAGGAGGCGCTGCCAGTGGTGCGCCAGCCCCAACGCCCGCACCAAGGCACTGTCCTGTGCTGCGATTCGGGCCTCGCGTTCCTGTGCAGACTCATCCGCGAACGCCTGTGGCGCATCGAGCGGCGTGATGATCTTGCGTCGCACACCGCGCTTGACCAGCGTCCACGGAATGAACGTCTCCATCTTCACCCCGCCAGCCGGATTGGGGATCTGGAAGGTGACGGCCTCGCCGGTGAATTTGCCGATGTCTTTCTTGGCCATGTGCTGTCTCCTACGCGAAGGACTGGATGATCTGGCGCTGCTGCTGCCAGTCGACCGGAATGGGGTTGCGCTGAAACCAGATCAGCGTGAGTCGTCGGGGTTGGCGACCTGCGAGCAGTTGTTCGACGATGTCGGGAGCCAGCAGGGTCAGGCGCAGGAGTTCATTGACGGTGCTGTGGTGCAGACCCTCGGCCCGTGCAATGGCCGAACCGCTTTCAAACTCGCCCGCGTCCAGCAGGTGCTGCCAGTGGAAAGCCCGCGCCACCGCCTCAATGAGGGTTGGGTCGTGCGCCACCGCGCCGGTGTCGGCCAGACGCCGGATGCCCCGGCGCTTGAACACCAGCGGCACGAAGGTTTCGAGGGGGCCGGAATCGTTCATTGCGCCTCCGCCTCGACCAGTTCTGCGCCGATGCTGTCCGGGGCAAATTCGCCAATCAGCGCCTTCCAGCCCAGTTCGCGCCAACGCACTTTCAGGCCACCGGGGACGAGATCCACGCGCTCGACCATCAGGTTGACGATGCGGTGGCGCTCTGCCGGATACAGCCTCTCCCACACATCGCCCAAGCGGTGCATGGCCATCACCGCAACGTCCTCGGTGATCTGTGCGCCGTTGCGCTGGATGAATTGGCAGACCGCCGTGATCGCCTCAGGGCTGGCCAGCACGGATTTGATTTGCGCGACGACCGCAGCCTCTACTTCGTCAGCCGGGATACGCTCGTAGGTCTTGCCGCCCGCCCCGTAGCGCACTTCCGACTTCGACACGTAGTAGCGGTACTTGTGCCCGTTCTTGCGCGAGTAGGTCGGGTACATCCGCTCACCGGTCGGCGCGTACAGCAGGCCGCGCAGCAAGGCATCGGTGCGCGAGCGGATCTTGGTTTCCACCGACCGTGCGTGGCCGTCCTTGGCCAGCAGTTCATGCACCTTGCCCCACAGGCCGTGGTCGATGATGGCCGGGTGCGCGCCGGGGTACCACGTGCCCTTGTGCGACAACTCACCAAGGTAGATGCGGTTGCGCAGCAGCTTGTGCAGGTACTTCTTGTCGATGCGGGCACCGTTGCGTGTGCGCCCGTCCTGCGTCGTCCAGGCCTTGGTGGTGATGCCTTCCTGCGTCAGACGGGCGGCGATCTGGGTGGGCGAGCCGATGGTCAGCATCTCCTCGAAGATGCGCCTCACCACCGCCGCCTCGGTTTCGTTGATAACCAGCAGGCGGTTCTCGACGTCATAGCCCAAGGGCGGCACGCCGCCCATCCACATGCCTTTGCGCTTGGCCGCCGCGATCTTGTCGCGGATACGCTCGCCGGTGACCTCACGTTCGAACTGGGCGAAGGACAGCAGGACGTTGAGCATCAAGCGCCCCATCGATGTGGTGGTGTTGAACTGCTGGGTGACCGACACGAAGGACACGCCGTGGCGCTCGAACACCTCGACCATCTTCGAGAAGTCGGCCAGGCTGCGCGTCAGGCGGTCGATCTTGTAGACCACCACGATGTCGATCAGGCCGCGCTCGATGTCCGCCATCAGGCGCTTCAAACCCGGGCGATCGGTGTTGCCGCCGGAGAATCCGGGGTCGTCGTAATCGTCGGCTACCGGTATCCAGCCTTCGGCGCGTTGGCTGGCGACGTAGGCATGGCCCGCTTCCTTCTGCGCGTCGATGGAGTTGAACTCCTGGTCGAGCCGCTCGTCCGAGGACACCCGGCAGTAGACGGCGCATCGCTGGCGCGGCTTGCTGTGGGGAGTGTCGTTCATTCGTAACCCTCCCCGGCGCGGCGCAGGCCAAAGAACAATGGCCCCGACCACGGGCTGCCCGCGATGTGGCGCGCGACGGCGGACAGACTTTTGAACTGCTTTCCTTCGTACTCGAAGGTGCCGTCAGCGGTGACCCGGACGTGGTGATCGCGGTCACCCCATTCGCGCACCAGCACGGTGCCAGGGGCTAGCGTAATGTCCCTGGCCTTGCGTGGCTGCTTGATCTTGGAGTGGCGCACGCCGATATTGACCAGTCGCCTACGAGTCTCAGGATCAAGCCCGCCGAAAGCTTCTTCCTGTAATTTGTAGGCGATGCGGGATTCCAGATAGACGCGATTGGTCTTGTCCGGGCGACGCGGGAAAAAGCGATCCCAAAGCGCCCAGACCTCGGCCATCGTCAAGGATGGCAAAGCCGCCACCTGCGCGGCCACTGATGTGTGTTGGTCGTTCATCACAACTGCTCCTCTTGATAGGGGGTTGTATGAACGCGCTGGTCGGGCAGGAAGCCAAGGCCAACTACTCTCTGTTTCGGCTCGTCTGCGACGAGTGTGCGGACGATGGCGGCCGCAAGGATGGTGGTGATTTCGCCAGTGCGGGCGCTGGCGGACATCTCCGAGGGAGATGCAAGTTCGAGGTTCTTCATGACGGCTCCGGGGAATAGCAACCGTCAGGGATAGTGAGCCTGATCTTCCGAAGCGGATGGCAATTCCGGGTAATCGGTGACCAAAATTTTGTGTTAACTAAACAGTTGACGACCCTGCGGCGGGGAGGTACGATCACTCCATTAACCAATCACGCAACTAGGAAACACACATGCCTTTCGGAGCCTTCATTCGCAAGAAGCGCGAAGAGAAAGAGATCCAGATGAACGAGTTCGCGCGCAAACTCGAGATTTCGCCTGCTTACTGGTCGCGCATTGAGCGCGACATGGAAAAACCCCCCAAAGACGAGCTGATCCGCAAGGCGGCTGAGCTTCTGGGGATCAATCCGGACGACGCCTTCGTCGAAGCCAGTCGCCTGCCGCCCGATATGCGCGATGACGTGGCCAGCGTGGTGCGGATGTACCGCCGGGAAGTAACGGAGAAAAAGTGAATGCCGGTTCTGACTCTCGACTACCGGCATTGCGACCGCAAGCGCCCCAAATACGTCAAGCACATCGAAATTGAAGGCATCGCCGCGCAAGCTCGTCAGCAACTGGTTGGCCCGGACGTCGATGCCATCCCCTTCAGCACGCTGTGTGAGATCAATCGTCTGAAGATCAACGGCATCGACTTCTCGCTTGAAGTCAGCACGGATTTCGACGTACATGACGACGAGGGCAACCACGTCTTCGGCATCTGTGAGTACGACCCCGGTATTCCGGACACCGCGATGGTGTGCGTCTCTCCGGTCGGGGAAAAACTCAGCGAACTTCTGGCACTCAGTACCCTGGCCCACGAACTGGGTCACGCAGTGTTCGATGCGCCAGGCTGGATCGTCGATGGCAGCAAAGGGCCTGGGTTGTTCGATGTTCTGGAACCGACTGTGCAACGTGCGTATCGCACCACCACTCCGAACAGCGACCACCTGACGAAGACGCCCGCAACTCCGGCGCAGACGGCATTGGCCCCGGAAATTCACTTCGCCGAGCTGCGCGCCAATGAGTTCATGGGTTCGCTACTGGTGCCGCGCCAGCACTTGAACGCAGCGGTTGAGGAGCTTGCCCCGGATTTCGACATTGCGCTGCACCGTGGCCCATCCCTCAACCCGGAGGTTCCCGGCACCAGCCTGCATCTCTCATCCAGTGACGCAGGCGATCTGGAGTTCTTCGAGAAGGCGCTCGCCGCTCGCTTTGGCGTCAATCCTCGGTTCGTGCAAGTGCGTCTGCAACGCTACGGTCTCATCCGTCCGGAGGGGGGTGTGCGCTGACCTTTCCTGTCCTGCCACGCCGACTCTGCGTCGGCGTTTTTTTGAATTCTCAATTAACAAATCGCGCAATCGCGCACTTTCAAAGGAAACTGCCCATGCCTACCAGCCAAACCACCACCGCCAAGAAGAAGAAATCGATCACCCCGAAGCCGCCCAGCAAGCGTGTGCGTGATCCGCAGGCTGACAACGGCCCAGTCATCGTGCCCGGGATGGAGCATTTCGTCGATCTGGTGCGCAAGGTCAAGCACCCGACACTGGTGGTGCGCCTGCTTGAACGAGCCAGCGGAGGCACGTTCCCAGATCTGATGGATCTGGTCGACGCCGCCAAGGGCAAGTTGGCGGCCGATTCCCGGCAAGCATTCTTTCACTGCGCAGCCAAACTGGATGCCGCCACTCGGCAACGTATCGAAAACGCCGTGGAACGGGTCATGCTGCTCGGTGACGACTATGGCGCGCAGGCCGTTCAGTCGCTACTCGACGAGCGGCGCGAAGACGATGCCGTCATTCTTGGAATGCCCTGCGACCGCTTCAGCCGCGCACTGCACCTGTGCATCCTTCAGGAGTTTCCTGAGGCTGGAGCACGCCGTGAAGCTCGCTTTGATCAGGCCGAGCACGAGCAGGTCATGCATCGCCAGTGGAAAAGCGAGCAGTTCTCCAGCCACTACCTTGGCCCCAAGGGGGTGGAGCCAACGAACAGCAACGACATTCAGGAAACACTGCGCACCCGCATTGCCGAACTGTTCCCGAAAGTGCCGAAGGATCAAATCCTGATCGAGCAGTTTGTGCGGCACGGGTTGTCGCATGCGCAGCGCGACGATGATGAGGATGCAGAGGAGGAACCCCAGACCCTGTTGCACACCGTATGCGCCACCTTCAATGGTTCGACTGCGCACTTCCAGCAAGTCGAAGATGGTCATGTGGTCGACCACGAGGAGCCTGCAGCGATGTCGGTGCGATTCTCATGGGAACCGGCCACCGGCGCGCTGACCGTGTTTTGCGAAGACCGTGAAAAGCGGCGTGAACTTGCCACCGTATTCCGAGACGTGGTGCTGGCGCACGAAGGGGATATTGATGACATGCCGATTCGTCAATTCGATCTGCATGGCTTTTCCACCTCAGACATGCTCAAACGGCTGGAAAAGGATCGCATCGCAGATGTCGAGCGCATCGAGATCTTGCAGATCAAAGTAGCCAAGCCCTTTGAACAATCGCAGGAGTTGAGCGGCAAGCCGGTCGTCCGCCAACTGGCGAGCAAGATGGAAATAACCCGTGACCGGCGCGATGGCCGCACCATCTATCAGGTCGCCTACGAGGATTACAGCGTCGATGATTTGACGCAGTACACACTGGCACAGGTCAAGTTGGTGATGCGCATGGCCAAGCAGCCCCACCGCAAGGCACACAACGTTGCTGTCCAGATCACCGCCCCCAACGGCCTGAATGACAAGAGCAGAACCGAAGACGACCGCAAGCGTGTACTGGAGCAGTTGATCCGCATTGGCGTATTGAGCGAATTCTGAGGGGATGCCGACGATGCCGATTCATCTGCGTTTCCTTGCCGCCATCGACCATCTGATGAACCTGGATACGCCCGTGTTGGCCTCCAGGTTCGGCCGCGATTGGCTCCAGTTCCGGCAGCGGGGATGGATTACCGAGGAAGGCTATCTCACGCACGTGATGGTGCCGTTCCTTGACTCTGAATGCGAGGTCGAAGTCGAGGCCGATCCGGATGCTCGCTGCTACCGCTACAGCAGCCCGTTGGACGGCAGAACCGTCGTGCAACCACTGCAGGAGATCGCACTCTGTGGCATTCAGATCGATCCGTGGTTGTCGGATCTGGCTTCATTGATTGGCATCGAGGATCGACGGCGATCACACCGGCCTTGCAGAACGCCCAACCATCTCTGGCATCTGGGCGATATGCGCATCAGCGGGACACATGACTTCGCGCCGATGTTTGTAGGTCGAGCATGGGCACGTGCGCCAAGCGCTGATATCTCCGCAGTGCTGGCTGATCCGGTGTGGCCGCGCGCTGGCGTGGTGCTGCTGGTGCAACGATCAGATGCAGCCTTGCCTCGAGATCATGTGCTGCGCGGACTGAATGAGTTCATCAACACGTCCAATGGCACGGAGAACTTCGATGCCGATGCTCTTGATCGGGTGCTGCGCGGCCACATCACGCCAAATGGCGAGCCTGAGCCTGCGCAATTTCTGCAAGGCAACCGCGTGAAGCTGCCTCACTTTGCATCATCGCGGCTGGTGAGCGACACGCGGGCAGCAATTCTGAAGGTGATGTGGGGTGTGGAGGGCAAGACTCCACCAGCCATGAAATGGGTCGAAGTCAAGACGAAAGTTCATTCTGCCGCCAGGTCATTTGACGAGGCCTTCGGTGACAAGAAAACGCGGGAGGATTTCCTCGCGCTCGTAAAAGCTGGCGGTTACTACCAAGTCCGACGTCAGTGAAAGTCGTAGTTTTTTCCGTAGTGCAATCCGGATTCAGTCCGTAGTTCCATGCGGAGACTTCGATGTGCCCATTTCATCTAGGAGGCACATCGAAATGCAAACCCAAGTTCCAACAACCCAAACTGGTCAGAAATCCTTCCGACCCAATTCCGGCGGTGCCGTGCGTATCGCCCTCGACGAGAACGAGCTTTCCATCCGCTGGGGACTCTCCGTCAAGACGCTTCGCCGCTGGCGGCAAGAGCAGCTTGGCCCGATTTACTGCAAGCTCGGTCGTCGGGTCACCTATCTCCTGCACGAAATCGAAGCCTTTGAGCGGCGCGTCTCACGCCACTCCAGCTTCACTCGTGCGTACCAGTGAGGAGAGCAGCCATGAAAGAACTGACTCTCTACCCCGCTGACCTCGCGAGCATGACCGTCGCCCAGCTTGTGATGCTGTCGATCACCGATTTCGTCGTTTCCGAGCGCAATGTCGATGAAGCCATCGCCTACCTCAAGCAGCTTCGCGTCAAGCTGGATGCCGCCAAGCTCCAGCGTTTCGGCGAACAAGCCCGTGCCGCGCTGCGTGAATCCGGCCGCGACTTCGGTACTGCCCACGTCAACGATGGCGCGCTGCACGTCAAGTACGAACTCCCCAAGAAGGTGACCTGGAATCAGGCCATCCTCAAGGAGATGGCCGAACGCATCGCGGCTTCCGGCGAAAAGGTCGAGGACTACATCGACGTCAAGCTGTCGGTGTCCGAGTCCCGCTACTCCAACTGGCCCACGACGCTGCGCGAGCAGTTCGCCGCCGCACGCACGGTGGAGGAAGGCAAACCCTCCATCACGCTCACGCTGGATGGAGGTGCCGCATGAGCCTGCCCATCATCTCCGCACAGCAGCGCATGGCCGAGCGCAAGGGCGTGAAACTTTTGATGCTCGGCAAATCGGGCATCGGCAAAACCTCCCGGCTCAAAGACCTCGATCCGGCCACCACGCTGTTTCTCGACGTCGAGGCCGGTGATCTGGCGGTGGCGGACTGGCCCGGTGACACCATCCGTCCGACTTCGTGGCCGGAGTCACGCGATTTGTTCGTTTTCCTCGCGGGCCCGGACAAGTCACTGCCGCCGGAGTCTGCCTTCTCGCAGGCGCACTACGACCACGTCATCGAGAAGTTTGGCGATCCGGCGCAACTGGGCCGCTACCAGACCTTCTTCGTCGACTCGATCACGCAGCTGTCCCGCCAGTGCTTCGCGTGGTGCAAGACGCAGCCCGGGGCCATCAGCGACCGCTCTGGCAAGCCTGATCTGCGCGCGGCCTACGGCCTGCTTGGGCAGGAAATGATCGGTGCGCTCACCCACCTTCAGCACGCTCGCGGCAAGAACGTGGTGTTCGTGGCCATCCTCGATGAACGCCTTGATGACTACAACCGCAAGGTGTTCGTGCCGCAGATCGAAGGTAGCAAGACTGCTCTGGAGCTACCCGGCATCGTTGATGAGGTCGTGACGCTGGCCGAAATCAAGGCTGAGGACGGCAGCGCATATCGCGCCTTCGTCACCAACACCCTCAATCCCTATGGCTTTCCAGCCAAAGACCGCAGCGGTCGCCTCGACCTGCTGGAGCCACCTGATCTCGGCGCACTGATCGCCAAGTGCGCAGGCGCAGCCAACACGCCTGCCGACGCCGCCACCCCGAACACCACCGAATCCAAGGAATAACCGCCATGTCGTCAAACTATTTCGATTTTCAGGATGCCGATCCCCAACAGTCAGGCTTCGACCTGATCCCCAAAGGCACGCTGGCCACGGTGCGCATGACGTTCAAGCCTGGTGGCTATGACGACCTGTCGCAAGGCTGGAGCGGCGGCTACGCCACCGAGTCTTTTGAGACTGGCTCCATCTATCTGGCGGCCGAGTTCGTGGTCACGGCGGGCGACTACGCCAAACGCAAGATGTGGTCGAACATCGGCCTGCACTCCAAGAAAGGCCCGACCTGGGGCCAGATGGGGCGCAGCTTCATTCGCGCCGTGCTCAACAGCGCCCGCAACGTTCACCCGCAGGACAACAGCCCGCAGGCCGCCTCTGCGCGTCGCATCCAGGGCTTCCACGAACTGGATGGCATCGAGTTTCTCGCCCGTATCGACATCGAAAAAGACGCCAAGGGCCAGGATCGCAATGTGATCAAGGTGGCGGTCGAACCTGACCACCCCGACTACGCCAAGTGGATGGGTGTGCCGCCCAAGACTTCCGGCGGCGGCACGTCCGGCGCTCCGGCGCAGGCAGCGCCTGCGTATCAGGCCCCGGCTCCGCAGCGCGCACCCGTGACAGGCAAGCCGTCGTGGGCTCAGTGAGGAGGTCGCCATGAATGCATCCATTCTCACTGCCAGCCACTACGGCGTTGTGCAATTTGGTGATCTCGATTGCGAGGCCGTCGTGCTCACCACTGGCGAGCGCGGCTACGTCCGTCGCCAGCTCATGAAGTTGCTGGGGTTTGCCGAGCGCCAAAGGGGTGACCGTTTTGCCAGCTTTCTGCGGGAATTTGCGCCTAACTCATTGTCATCATTGAACAAAAAAGAGGCGACAATTTTGCTGCCGTCGGGCCAAAAGGCTCAGTTCTTCCCCGCTGGCATCATTGCCGACGTCACATCAGCGGTCGTCAAAGCCGCCATCGACGGCACGCTGCACAAAGCGCGGCGGGGCATTGTCTCGAACTGCATGAAGATCATGCGGGCGCTGGCCACCACGGGCGAGGTCGCGCTGATCGACGAGGCCACCGGCTACCAGCACCACCGGGCACCGGATGCGCTGCAGGAGTTGATCTCCAAACTGCTGCGCCAGTCCTGTGCATCTTGGGAGCGACGCTTTCACCCGGACTACTACCGCGCCATCTACCGCTTGTTCGGCTGGAAGTACCAAGGCCACGACCAGAACCCGCCACACGTTGTTGGCCAGATCACGCTTCGCTGGGTCTATGGGCCGGTGCTGCCGGAGGACTTACTGAACGAGATCCGCAGTCGCAAGGGCATCTCGCAGAAGCACCACCAGTGGCTCTCCGATCAGGGCCTGGCACATCTGGAATCGCAGATTCACGCGGTCACGGCGATTGCACGCAGCTCGACGAACTACGCCGACTTCAAACGCCGCTGTGAGGCCGCCTTTGCTGGGGCTGCCCTGCAGTTGGGTCTGCTGCTCGATGAAATCGAGGAGGGAGCGTGAAATGCTGGGTCTGCAAACGACAGGCCCGGGGCTACGGCCACACCGACAACCGTCACGGTGTGGGCGATCCCCGGCGCTACCCCCTCGATTGGGTGTTCTGCTCTCGCCGCTGTCAAGACGCTTTTCACGCGCTGTACGGCAACTGGCAGCGTGCCAAGGAAGGCCGCATCGACAAAACGGAGGTCGCCATGATCAATCCGTCTGATGTCGAACGGGCTGCGATGCGCCAGTGCCTCAAGGCTTTTGGTGGGGCGGCGGGCGAGATTGGCTTTGACAAGCCACTGGGTGACTACTCGGAAAGCGAGGCGCTGCGCGTCATCGACGCCATCGTTACCTGCTGGTCGGAGGCGATGGTTTCCCACCACGAGGCCACCAAGTTCCCGCCCGTGCGGGGCTTGCCTGCGACGCCTGACCCGCTGGCACCTGAGGCCGCCAATCCGTTCGCGGATTTCAACGATGACATTCCGTTCTGAGGTGACTGCGATGCTGGATTTCAACTCATCTTCAAGCCTCTCGGATCGCGTCATGGCGCTGGTCGATGCCGGGATGCAGCAGGCCCGAGAACGTCAGTCTGCACGCCAGTACCTCGGGGCCTCACGTCTTGGCGTGGCCTGCGAGCGGGCGCTGCAGTTCGAGTACGCCAAGGCTCCCGTCGACCACGGACGCGGCACTCAAGGGCGGCTGTTGCGCATCTTCGAGCGCGGCCACGTCATGGAGGACTGCATGGTGGCGTGGCTGCGGGCTGCCGGTTTTGACCTGCGCACCCGCAAGGCAGACGGCGAGCAGTTCGGCTTCTCGGTGGCCGAAGGCCGCCTGCAAGGCCACGTCGACGGCGTCATCGTCGCTGGCCCCGAGGGCTTTGCTTATCCCGCGCTCTGGGAGTGCAAGTGTCTGGGCAGCAAGTCCTGGAGCGAACTGCAGAAAAAGGGCCTGGCCGTTTCCAAGCCGATCTACGCGGCGCAAGTGGCGATCTATCAAGCCTATCTCGAACTGCACGAGCACCCGGCGATCTTCACGGCGCTCAACGCCGACACGATGGAGATCTACACCGAGCTTGTGCCCTTTGACGCGGCACTGGCCCAGCGCATGTCGGACCGGGCGGTAAAGGTCATCACGGCCACCGAAGCAGGCGAGCTTCTGCCACGCGCCTTTCACGACCCGACCCACTTCGAATGCCGGATGTGCGCGTGGCAAGACCGCTGCTGGAGGACGTCATGACTGACAAGCACGCTTTGATGAATACCGTCGATCCCATGATTGATGCCAAGCAGGCTGCGGCTGCATTGCGCTTGCCGTACTACTGGTTCGCCGATCACGCGATGCGCAACAAGTACCGGATTCCGCATTACCTCATGGGCGGGCTGGTGCGCTATCGCTTGTCCGAACTGTCCGCATGGGCGGCACGCAGCGCTGCCGTCAAGAAGCGGGATGAGGAACAGGTCGCAGGATCGGGCAAGGAAGGTGTCGATGCTTGACTTCAACGACACCCAACAACCTGTCCAGTCCCGGCGCATCTTCGATGACAGCGAACGCGAGGCGCTGCGGGCAGGCTTGATCGCCGGTTTGCCCTCGGTGCTGGCCACCCTGTTTCCGGCGGGCAAGAAGCGCCGGGGCAAGTTCCTGATCGGCGACGTGCTGGGCAGCCCGGGCGACAGCCTTGAGGTGGTGCTCGATGGCGAGAAGGCGGGACTGTGGACGGATCGCGCCACAGGCGACGGCGGCGACATCTTCAATCTCATTGCCGGACATTGGGCGCTCAATATCCACACCGACTTCAACCGGGTGCTGGACGCGGCGGCCGAACTGCTCGGTCGCGCCCGTGAAATGCCGGTGCGTCGATCTGGCAAGAAAGAAATGCCCGTCGACGAGCTTGGCCCCGCCACGGCGAAGTGGGACTACCTGGATGCGAGCGGCAAGCTGATCGCGGTGGTTTACCGCTACGACCCGCCCGGGCAGAAGAAGCAGTTCCGCCCGTGGGACGCCAAGCGGCGCAAGATGACGCCACCCGATCCGCGTCCGCTCTACAACCAGCCGGGAATGGCCAGCGCCGCGCAGGTGGTGCTGGTCGAAGGCGAGAAATGCGCACAGACCCTGATCGACGCGGGCATCGTTGCCACCACGGCCATGCACGGCGCGAACGCCCCGGTCGACAAGACCGACTGGTCGCCGCTGTCCGGCAAGGCCGTCCTGATCTGGCCCGACCGCGACAAACCGGGCTGGGAGTACGCCACGCACGCGGCGCAGGCCATCCTGTCGGCAGGGGCCAAGTCCTGCCACATCCTGTACCCGCCCGAGGAGGCTGCCGAGGGCTGGGACGCGGCGGACGCCATCGCCGAGGGTTTCGATGTCGCCACCTTCCTCACCCACGGGCCGCGCCTGCAGATGCACGACGTGACCGATGAGGCCGAGCCGGTGGTCAGCAGCGACGAATCCGTCTGGGGTACCGAGGACGCGCTGGCGCTGTCCTTCACCCGGCGCTACCACCGCGACTGGCGCTATGTGGCCACCTGGGGGCGATGGCTGGTGTGGGACGGGCAACGCTGGCGCACCGAGGACACGCTCGCCGCCACCGACCTGATCCGCAGCGTCTGCCGCCAGGCCGCCGTGCGTGCCGACAACCCCAAGGTCGCCGTCAAGCTGGCCAGTGCCAGTACGGTCGGTGGCGTCGAACGGCTGGCGCGTGCGGATCGCAGGCACGCGGCCATCACCGATGAATGGGACGCCGATCCGTGGCTGCTCAACACGCCCGGTGGTGTGGTCGATCTCAAGACGGGCCGGATGCGCCCACACGAACGTGCCGACCGGATGACCAAGATCACCACCGCCACGCCCAGCGGTGACTGTCCGACGTGGAAGCAGTTCATCGACGAAGTCACTGGCGGCGACAAGGCGCTTCAGGCCTACCTGCAACGGATGGTCGGCTACGCGCTGACCGGATCGACGCAAGAGCACGCACTGTTTTTCCTGTACGGCACGGGCGCAAACGGCAAGTCGGTGTTCGTCAACACGCTGGCCACCATCCTGGGCGACTACGCCACCAACGCGCCCATGGACACCTTCATGGAAACGCGCACCGACCGGCACCCGACCGATATGGCCGGACTGCGCGGTGCACGTTTCGTGGCGGCCATCGAAACCGAACAGGGCAAACGCTGGGCCGAATCCAAGCTCAAAAACCTGACCGGTGGCGACAAGATCTCCGCACGCTTCATGCGCCAGGACTTCTTCGAGTTCTTCCCTCAGTTCAAGTTGTTCGTGGCAGGCAACCACAAGCCTGCCATCCGCAACATCGACGAGGCCATGAAGCGCAGGCTGCATCTGATCCCGTTCACGATCACCGTGCCGCCCGAGCGCCGCGACAAGAACCTGCAGCAAAAACTGCTGGCCGAGCGCGACGGCATCCTCGCATGGGCCGTGCAGGGCTGCCTGGACTGGCTGCGTCACGGTCGGCTTGATCCGCCGCAGCGCGTGGTGGAGGCCACCGAGGAGTACTTCGAGGCCGAGGACGCCTTGGGTCGCTGGCTGGACGAACGCTGCATTCGCACCCCGAACGCCAGATCGTTGACCGCCGAACTGTTCTCCGATTGGAAACAGTGGGCCGACGCAGCGGGTGAGTTCACCGGATCGCAGAAGCGTTTTGCCGACCTGCTGCTCAACCGGGGGCTGGACAAATGGCGCAACGGCATGGGCTTGCGCGGGTTTCAGGGCATTGGTCTGAAGTACCCGCCTGCACCTGCCTACACCCCTTACGCCGATAACTGAAACAACCGCGTCTGACGGATCGGACGGACTATGTCGTAACTCCTACACGTGCGCGTGCGCGCGCGCCTCATGGAGACTTTCGATATCACCCGTCCGATCCGTCAGACCCGCCAAAAAACGAGGACTGACACCATGACCACGACCATTCTTGCCCTGGATCTGGGCACCACCACCGGCTGGGCGCTGCGCGGCAGCGACGGCCACATCACCAGCGGTGCGGAGAGCTTCCGTCCGCAGCGGTTTGAAGGCGGCGGCATGCGCTTTCTGCGCTTCAAACGCTGGCTCACCGAGATCAAGCAATCCTGCGACGGCATCGACTGCCTGCACTTCGAGGAAGTCCGCCGTCACGTTTCGACCGATGCGGCCCACGCCTATGGCGGGTTTCTCGCCACGCTCACCGCGTGGTGCGAGCACCACCAGATCCCGTATCAGGGCGTGCCGGTCGGCACCATCAAAAAGCACGTCACAGGCAAAGGCAACGCGGGCAAGGAGGACGTGATCGCTGCTATCCGGGTGCGTGGCCACGCCCCCGTGGACGACAACGAGGCCGACGCACTGGCGCTGCTGCACTGGGCCATCCAGCACCACGACGTGGAACAGGAGGTGTGAGGTGACCCGCAAACACTGGACGATTGACGAGGTGGCCGCGCGCTACGAAGAAGCAGCCCGTACTGGACGACGCCTGCCGCCCGTGCGGGTGCAGGGCTACTTCAACGTCTGGCCCATCATCGTGCGCCAGCAGTGGGAGCGTCTGTCGGCAGACGAACAGCCGCGCCACTACTTCCCGCCCAGCCCTGAGGCGGTTGACCGGATGCTGGAGACGATGCGCTGGATGCAGTGGCTGGACGTGGAGCAGCGTCATCTGGTGTGGATGCGCAGCGACCACCAGCCCTGGCGGAAGATCTGTGGGCGCTTCGGCTGTGACCGCACGACGGCGTGGCGGCGCTGGCAGAAAGCCTTGCAGACGGTGGCTGACCAGCTCAACGCAGGCGTTGTCCCACGGCACGCGCAATCCAAAAACGTGGGCAATTTAGGGTAATGCTTGGGGTGTTTGTCCCCGGTTTGCTGCGTTTGTCCTTTTGACGGTCTTTCGAGGGTGCAACAAAAACCGGCTTTTGGGGCTAGGATTCACTCCATGCTCGGGATCAGTGACTTTGAGTCGACAGTGACTTCAAAGCCACAGTGGCTCCGAAGCGACAGTGGCTTCACAGCCACGCTTCCCCAAGGGAAAACGGGCCCTTCCTGCCCAAAATCCCATGCGGGGGGCGCGAGCGCGACGCTTTTTTAGCGTCAGGGCGCGGGCAAGGTTACCAGTCGGCAGGTTACCGGCTCCGGTTACCACCCCCAGGCGCAGTTACCACCCCACCAGAATCTTCATTCACTCAACCCGCCCGGCGGCAACGCTCGGCGGGTTTTGCTTTTGGGACTTCCACTTTGAACACGCTCAACGTCGAGTACCGCAAGGTCGAGGCGCTGATTCCCTACGCCCGCAATCCGCGCACGCACGCCGAAAGCCAGATCGCCAAGATCGCGGCCAGCATCGTCGAGTACGGCTGGACGAATCCCATCCTGGTCGACGGCGACAACGGCATCATCGCCGGACACGGGCGTTTGGCCGCTGCGCGCAAACTCGGCCTGGATCAGGTGCCGGTGATCGAACTGGCCCACCTGACCGTCGCGCAAAAGCGGGCACTGGTGATTGCCGACAACCGACTGGCACTGGATGCAGGCTGGGACGAAGAGATGCTGGCCCTGGAGCTGGCCGAGTTGTCCGACGCTGGATACGACCTCGCTCTGACCGGCTTCGAGGAAGCCGAGATCGAGGCACTGCTCACCGGCGCGGTGGCCGTCGCGGATGATGAATCAGAGTCTGAAGCCGACGAGTCTGACGCGGCCGACGACGTGCCGGAAGTACCCGTCATGGCGGTATCCCGCCCCGATGATGTCTGGGCGATTGGCCCGCACCGCCTGATCTGTGGCGACGCCACCGACCGGAACGTGGTCGCTGCGCTGATGCAGGGTGACCTCTCTCGCCTGTGCTTCACCTCGCCGCCCTACGGCAACCAGCGCGACTACACCTCGGGCGGCATTTCCGATTGGGACGGCCTGATGCGCGGCGTGTTCGCGCACCTGCCGATGGCAGGCGACGGTCAGGTGCTGGTCAACCTCGGCCTCATCCACCGCGACAACGAGGTGATCCCGTATTGGGACGGTTGGCTATCTTGGATGCGCCAGCAGGGCTGGCGGCGCTTTGCGTGGTACGTCTGGGATCAGGGGCCGGGGATGCCCGGCGACTGGGCAGGCCGCTTCGCGCCGAGCTTCGAGTTCGTATTCCACTTCAACCGGGAGAGCCGAAAGCCGAACAAGATCGTGCCCTGCAAACACGCAGGCCAGGAATCCCACCTGCGCGCCGACGGGTCGTCCACGGCAATGCGCGGTAAGGATGGCGAGGTGGGCGGCTGGACACACAAGGGGCTGCCGACGCAAGACACCCGCATCCCCGACTCTGTGATCCGCGTGATGCGCCACAAGGGCAAGATCGGGCAGGACATCGACCACCCGGCCGTGTTCCCAGTGGCGCTGCCGGAGTTCGTCATCGAGGCTTACACGGACGCGGGCGACATCGTGTTTGAGCCCTTCGGCGGCAGCGGCACGACGATGCTGGCCGCCGAGCGCACCGGTCGGATCTGCTGCAGCGTGGAGATCGCCCCGCAGTACGTGGACGTGGCCATCAAGCGCTTCCAGCAGAACCACCCCGGTGTGCCGGTCACGCTGCTGGCAACAGGCCAATCGTTCGAACAGGTCGCCGCCGAACGCGTCGCCACCTCTGATGCCGAGGTGATGGCATGAACTGGCTGGCCGACAAGATCGAACAGTGGCCGACCGCCAAGTTGCTGCCCTACGCCCACAACGCGCGCACCCATTCCCAGGAACAGGTGGCGCAGATCGCCGCCAGCATTGCGGAGTTTGGATTCACCAATCCGATCCTGGCGGGCAGCGACGGCATCATCGTCGCTGGCCACGGTCGTCTCGCCGCCGCCCAGAAGCTGGGTCTGGAACGGGTACCGGTGGTCGTGCTCGATCACCTGACGTCGACCCAGCGCCGTGCCCTGGTCATCGCGGACAACCGCATCGCGGAGAACGCGGGCTGGGACGATGCGATGCTGAGGATCGAACTGGAAGCCTTGCAACTCGAAGGCTTCGACCTGGACATCACCGGCTTCGACGCCGACGCGCTGGCCGAACTGATCGCGGGCGACGAGCCGGACAACGAAGGCCAGACCGATGAGGATGCAGTGCCCGAGGTCAGCGAGACGCCCATCTCGCGTCCGGGCGACGTCTGGATCATGGGCCAGCACCGGCTGCTGTGTGGCGACTCGACCGTGGCCGAGAGCTACGAGCGGTTGATGCAGGGCGACCTGGCGGACATGGTCTTCACCGACCCGCCGTATAACGTGAACTACGCCAACAGCGCCAAGGACAAGATGCGCGGCAAGGATCGCGCGATCCTGAACGACAACCTGGGGGACGGCTTCTACGACTTCCTGCTGGCAGCGCTGACGCCCACCGTCAGGCATTGCCGGGGCGGTATCTATGTGGCGATGTCCTCCAGCGAACTGGATGTGCTGCAGGCCGCCTTCCGCGCCGCCGGTGGCAAATGGTCGACCTTCATCATCTGGGCCAAGAACACCTTCACCCTAGGGCGCGCCGACTACCAGCGCCAGTACGAGCCGATCCTCTACGGATGGCCCGAGGGGGCGACACGCCACTGGTGTGGTGACCGCGACCAGGGGGATGTCTGGAGCATCAAGAAGCCGCAGAAGAACGATCTGCATCCGACCATGAAACCGGTCGAGCTGGTCGAGCGGGCGATCCGCAATTCGAGCCGCCCGGGCAACGTGGTGCTCGACCCGTTCGGTGGCTCTGGAACCACGCTGATTGCTGCCGAGAAGTCAGGCCGCTCTGCGCGACTGATCGAACTCGACCCGAAGTACGTGGACGTGATCGTGCGTCGGTGGGAGGACTTCACCGGGAAGCAGGCCACCCGCGAGGCGGATGGCGCGTTGCTTGATCAGGCGGCGAGCGACTCGTCGACGATCTCGCAGTGAATCACGAAGCCCGTCAGGTAAGGCAGGCCGCGCGGGATGCCGTATTGCTTGCTGGTCTGGCTGCCAATCGTCCAGCCCATCCAGCGTTGGGTGGCTGCGTTGATCGCGTCCGCCAGGGCCTTGCCTTCGTAAAGCCCGTTCTGGACGTCGTCGGCAAAGTGGCGTCCGTGGCGGCTGTCGAGGAAGACCCGTACCGATTCGAGGGGCTGGCCGGTGGCGTCCGAGATGGCGGTCATCGCCAGGGGCCATGCGGCGCTGGCGTGTTCGTTCATCGTGCCCCAAAAGCCCCAGGCTTCGTTCTGGGTGGCGGGGATCTGCGTGGTGGTGTTCATCTCTGGCTCCTTCGGGTTGATCGTTGCGACACCCGTAGTAACGCGCTGTTCGATTGAGAAGCCAAGCGCCGCTTGGCCTCTTTCTCGATCATTCTGATCAGGCGATGCGGTACACCCGCTCGCCGCCCTGCGGCTTGTCCGACACGATGGTCAGGCCCAGCTTCTTCTTGAAGGCCCCGGCAAAGGTGCCGCGCACCGTGTGTGCCTGCCAACCGGTGGCGGTGCAGATCTGGCTGATGGTTGCGCCTTCGGGGCGTTGCAGCATCCGGATCACTTCGGCTTGCTTGCTGTTGTCGCGGGTGCGCGGCTTGGCCCACGTTGCTTCGGCGGCGTTTACGGCGGCTTCCAGTTCGGGATCGCTCGCGGCGGCTGACGCGCCTTCAGCGTTGGCGATGATCTGGTCGAGATTGGCTTCGAATTGCCCGATGCCCGTCTTGTTCACGCTGGGACGCGGCATTCCCAGGGCGTCGTAGCCCTCGGCGGCGACGCGCCAGCCCTCGCCATCGGGCGTGATCAGGGCGCGTTTGAACATCCCGTCGAGCACTTTCTGGCGGGCACCGCCTTTGATGTGCTCGGGAAACCACTCGATCTTGCCGTCGGTGTGGTGGACGGCATAGGCGAGGATGGCGTGTTGGGCCGGGGTCAGTGGGATGGGGGACATGTCTTGCTCCTTTGCAAGGGTTGATCGGGTGACGTGATGAACGCGCTGTTCGGCGGTGAAGCCAAGCGTTTCTTGCTTGGCTTCGTTGCTTTCCAATCAGTCCTTGGCGATATCCGCTTCCGTGGCCTTCTGGCTCGACGCGCCGAGTTCGACGCCCGCTTTGAAGGCCGCTTCCAGCGCGTCCTTGAGGCACCACACCGCCACGTCGTGGAAGTCGAGGCTGTCGGCGTGTCGGGTTTGCAGGGTGTCGATGCCCAGGTGCTTGCGTGCGATCAGGGTGAGGACGGTGTCGATCTGGTTCATGGCGTTTCCTTTCGGGGATGGTTGGCGTGACGTGATGAACGCGCTGTTCCCGATGGAAGCCAAGCTCAATTCGCAGATTGACGAACAGATGATTGAAGAAGGTGACGATGGGACTGTCCATTCGCGCCTACGCGCGCCACCGTGGCGTGTCGCACGTGGCCGTGAAGAAGGCCATCGACACCGGGCGGATCACGCCGCTGCCGGACGGCACGATTGACCCGGATGCGGCGGACGCGCAGTGGGCACAGAACACATTGCAACCACGACGCGCCGCCACGCAGCAAAAGATCAGCACGCCGCAGACGCGACGTGCACCAGCCGAAGCAATACCGCAGCGCGATGCCATCGACGCCAGCACAGCGCCGATGTCGGCGGGCGGCACCTCGCTGCTGCAGGCGCGCACGGTCAACGAGGTGCTCAAGGCCAAGCTCAACAACCTGGAGCTGGCCCACCGCAAAAAGGAACTGGTGGATCGGGCGCAGGCCGTCGCGCACGTGTTCAAGCTTGCCCGCATCGAGCGCGATGCTTGGTTGAACTGGCCCGCCCGGATCTCCGGCCAGATGGCTTCCGCGCTTGGCGTCGATGCGCACCGGATGCACGTGGTCCTGGAGACAGCCGTGCGTGAGCACCTGATCGAACTTGGCGAGCTGCGTCCACGGGTGGACTGATGGAATTCGAGTACGAAGGCGCGGCCGAGATCGAACGGGCCTGGCGCGAGGGACTGACGCCCGATCCGCTGCTCACGGTGTCCGAGTGGTCGGACCGCCACCGGGTGCTCTCCAGCAAGGCGTCCGCCGAGCCGGGGCGCTGGCGCACCAGCCGCACGCCGTACCTGAAGGCGATCATGGATTGCCTGTCGCCGACCTCGCCCATCGAGCGGGTGGTGTTCATGAAGGCCGCCCAGCTCGGCGCGACCGAAATGGGCTCGAACTGGATCGGCTACGTGATTCACCACGCGCCGGGGCCGATGATGGCCGTGTGGCCGACGGTGGAGATGGCCAAGCGCAACTCCAAGCAGCGCATCGACCCCTTGATCGAGGAGTCACCGGTGCTCTCCGAACTGATCGCACCGGCCAGGAGCCGGGACTCGGGCAACACCATCCTGGCCAAGGAGTTTCGGGGCGGCGTGCTGGTGATGACCGGGGCCAACAGCGCCGTGGGTTTGCGCTCGATGCCGGTGCGCTATCTCTTCCTCGACGAGGTGGACGGCTATCCGTTGGACGTCGAGGGCGAAGGCGATGCGATCTCGCTGGCCGAGGCCCGCACGCGCACCTTTGCGCGGCGCAAGATCTTCATCGTCTCAACACCGACGATCTCGGGCGCATCGGCTATCGAGCGCGAGTATGAGGCCAGCGACCAGCGGCGCTACTTCGTGCCCTGCCCGCATTGCTCGCACCGCCAGTGGCTACGCTTTGAGCAGCTGCGCTGGGACAAGGGCAAGCCCGAGACGGCCGCCTACGTCTGCGAGGCGTGCGACACCGCGATTGCCGAGCACCACAAGACGTGGATGCTCGAACACGGCGAGTGGCGGGCGATGATCGGCGACGGCTCGGGCAAGACGGCGGGGTTCCACCTGTCGTCGCTGTACAGCCCGGTGGGCTGGCGCAGTTGGCGCGACATCGCCGCCGCCTGGGAGAGCGCCGTCAACAAGGAATCGGGGTCGGCGGCCGCCATCAAGACCTTCAAGAACACCGAGCTGGGCGAGACCTGGGTCGAGGAAGGCGAAGCGCCCGACTGGCAACGGCTGGTCGAGCGCCGCGAGGACTACCGGATCGGCACCGTGCCGCCCGGTGGGCTGCTCCTGGTGGGCGCTGCCGACGTGCAGAAGGATCGTATCGAGGCGTCCATCTGGGCCTTTGGGCGCGGCAAGGAGTCCTGGCTCATCGAGCACCGAGTCCTGATGGGCGATACCGCACGGGATGCGGTGTGGAAGGCGCTGGCCGCGATGCTGGCCGAGAACTGGACGCACGCCTCGGGGGTGGCGATGCCACTGGCGCGCTTCGCGCTGGACACCGGCTTTGCCACGCAGGAGGCTTACGCCTTCGTGCGAGCCTGCCACGATCCGCGCGTGATGGCGGTCAAGGGCGTGCCGCGCGGTGCCGCACTGATCGGCACACCGACAGCCATCGATGTGTCGCAGGGTGGCAAGAAACTGCGCCGAGGCATCAAGGTGTTCACGGTGGCGGTCGGCATCGCCAAGCTGGAGTTCTACAACAACCTGCGCAAGAGCGCGGATGTGAGCGAGGACGGCTCGACCCCGGTGTATCCGGCCGGGTTCGTCCATCTGCCCAAGACCGATGCCGAGTTCATCCAGCAGCTCTGCGCAGAGCAACTGATCACCCGCCGCGACCGCAACGGCTTCCCGGTGCGCGAGTGGCAAAAGATGCGAGAGCGAAATGAAGCGCTCGACTGCTACGTCTACGCCCGCGCGGCTGCATCGGCGGCGGGACTGGATCGCTTCGAGGAACGTCACTGGCGGGAGTTGGAGCGGCAACTTGGGGTAGCGCCCCCACCGGATGAGCCACCGCCCATCCAAGACATCGAATTGAACGAGGCCACCCATAGCGGTGGCCTCGCTGTTTCTGGCAACCGCAATTCTGGCAGGCGTGTGATCAAAAGCCGCTGGCTGACGAGATGAGGACACCGTGAGCTACACCACTACCCAACTCGATGCGCTGAAACGTGCCCTCGCCACCGGCGAGCGCCGCGTGAGCTTCGGCGACAAGACGGTCGAGTACCGGAGCGTCGAAGAACTGCACGCTGCAATCCGCACGGTCGAAGCAGAGATCGCACGCAACACAGGTGCGAGCCCGAAACGCCAGATCCGCGTCACGACTGCGAAGGGCTTCTGATGGCTTGGTACTCGAAAATTCGCGGCCTATTTGGGCAGCCGCCCGTTCACGAGGCGGCCGGTCGTGGTCGTCGCGCACTGGCGTGGATGCCTGGCAACCCCGGTGCGGTCGCGGCAATGCTGGCGACCAGCTCTGAACTACGAATCAAGAGCCGTGACCTCGTCCGTCGCAATGCCTGGGCGCAGGCCGGCATCGAGGCCTTCGTGGCCAATGCGGTGGGTACCGGCATCAAGCCGCAGAGCCTGGCTGCCGACGAGCGCTTCAAGACCGAGGTGCAGGCGCTGTGGCGTGACTGGACGGAGGAAGCCGACGCCGCTGGGCAGACCGACTTCTACGGCCTGCAGGCGCTGGCCTGCCGCGCGATGCTCGAAGGCGGCGAATGCCTGATCCGGTTGCGGCCGCGTCGCCCGGAGGATGGCCTGGTCGTGCCCCTGCAGCTTCAGTTGCTGGAGCCCGAGCACCTGCCGATCAGCCTCAACACCGATCTGCCCTCGGGCAACGTGGTGCGCTCGGGCATCGAGTTCGACGGGCTCGGGCGACGCGTGGCCTACCACCTATACCGTTCGCATCCCGAGGACGGGCGTCTGGCGCCGATGTCGGGCCAGGGCGGGATGGACACGGTGCGCATCGACGCGCGCGAAATCATCCACCTGTTCCGCGTCCTGCGCCCGGGCCAGATCCGGGGTGAACCGTGGTTGTCGCGGGCGCTGGTCAAGCTCAACGAACTCGACCAGTACGACGACGCCGAGCTGGTGCGCAAGAAGACCGCCGCGATGTTCGCCGGGTTCGTGACGCGGCAGAACCCCGAGGACAACCTGATGGGCGAAGGCGCCGCCGATAGCGAGGGCATCGCGCTCGCCGGGCTGGAGCCGGGCACGCTGCAGATTCTGGAGCCCGGTGAGGACATCAAGTTCTCCGACCCGGCGGACGTCGGCGGCTCGTACTCCGAATTCCTGCGCACCCAGTTCCGCGCAGTCGCCGCCGCCATCGGTATCACCTACGAGCAACTGACCGGCGATCTGACCGGCGTGAACTACTCGTCCATCCGCGCGGGCCTGCTGGAGTTCCGGCGTCGCTGCGAGATGGTGCAGCACGCCGTGCTCGTCCATCAGCTGTGCCGCCCGGTCTGGGCCGCGTGGATGAAGCAGGCCGTGCTCGCGGGTGCGCTCGAAGCCCCGGGTTTCGCACGTGGCGGGCCAGCGCGCCGTCGCCAGTACTTGCAGGCGAAGTGGATTCCGCAGGGCTGGCAATGGGTCGATCCGGAGAAGGAGTTCAAGGCAATGCTGCTGGCCATTCGCGCCGGCCTGATGAGCCGCTCGGAGGCCATCTCGGCCTTCGGCTACGACGCCGAGGACGTCGACCGCGAGATCGCCGCCGACAACCAGCGCGCCGACGACCTCGGCCTGATCTTCGACTCCGACCCTCGTCGCACGTCCAAGGACGGCGGCAGTGCCGAGCCGAACAAGAACGCTGCCGACGCCACACAAACCGGCAACTCGCCACCTGCCTGAAGGTTTCCCATGACCCTGCTTCCCCATTTGGCGGCACGCCTCTTTGGTGTGCCGCTGGCGATCCATCGCCCAAAACTTGACGTGATCCTGGCCGTGCTCGGCCCCCGGGTCGGTCTGGCAGATCTGGCCGCACCGACCGGCTTCACGCCGCCCACGCGCACCGCGGCCACCGAGACGCCGAAGGTCGCGGTCATCCCGATCCACGGCACGCTGGTGCGGCGCACCGTGGGGCTGGAAGCCGAATCGGGCCTGACCAGCTACGCGGGGCTCACCGTCCAGCTCGACGCCGCCCTGGCCAGCCCGGATGTCGCCGCGATCCTGCTCGACATCGATTCGCCCGGTGGCGAGTCGGGCGGCGTGTTCGACCTGGCGGACCGCATCCGTGCCGCGTCCGCTGTGAAGCCCGTGTGGGCGGTGGCCAACGACATGGCCTTCTCGGCGGCCTACGCACTGGCTTCGGCCGCCAACAAGGTGTTCGTGTCGCGCACCGGCGGCGTCGGCTCGATTGGCGTCATTGCGATGCACATCGACCAGTCGGAGAAGGACGCCCAGGACGGCGTCCGCTACACGGCGGTGTTCGCCGGCGACCGCAAGAACGACCTCAACCCGCACGAGCCGATTTCGAGCGAGGCCCACGCCTTCCTCAAGGCCGAGGTGAATCGCGTCTATGGCTTGTTCGTCGAGACGGTGGCCCGCCACCGGGGCATCGAGCCGTCCGCCGTGCGGGACACCGAAGCCGGGCTGTTCTTCGGGCAGGCCGCCGTCGCCATGGGCCTTGCCGATGCCGTCGGCACCTTCGACGACGCGCTGGCGCAGCTGCTCGCATCACTTTCCCCCAACCCGACTCCGGTGGCCGTGGCCGCGCGGGCGGGCTTTCTCAGCAACCACCCCAAGGAGTCATTGATGAATGATCGAACCGACCCCGCTGCTCTTGATCGGCCTCTTGCTGATTCTGCTGGCAGTCCTCCTCAATCGCACGCCGCCACGTTGAGCGTGGCCGATGCCGTTGAGATCGCGCAGACCTGCCAGCTTGCAGGCCGCGCCGACCTGATCGCGGGCTTTCTCGAGGTCAACGCCGCACCTGCCAAGGTCCGCAGCCAACTTCTCTCGGCCAAGGCCGAAGCCAGCCCAGAGATCGTCAGCCGCATCGCGCCCGACGCCTCTCGCCCCGCACCCGCCAATCCACTGCTCGAGGCCGCCAGAAATCTCGCGATGCAGTCGTCCGCCTTGAAGAAGGAGATCTGAGATGCCCACTGTGTTCACCGAATCGATGAACTTGGGCGACCTGCTCAAGTACGAGGCCCCGAACCTTTACTCGCGTGACCGCGTCACGGTGGCCGCTGGCCAGACCCTGCCGCTGGGCGCGGTCGTCGGGATGGTCACCGCCACCGGCAAGGTCAAGCGGATCGACCCCTCGGCCACCGACGGCAGTCAGGTCGCCGCTGGCGTGCTGATGCAGGCCGTCGATGCTGCCCTGGCCGAACGTCCGGACGGCCTGATGGTGACGCGTCACGCCATCGTCTCCGACCACGCACTCTCGTGGCCCACCGGTATCACCACCGCCGAGCAGCAGGCCGCCATTGCCCAGCTCAAGGCGCTGGGTGTCCTCGTTCGCCAAGGAGTCTGACCATGCAGAACATCTTCGAAAACCCCGCCTTCTCGATGTCGGCGCTGACTGCCGCCATCAACCTGCTGCCGAACAACTACGACCGCCTGGGCGCGATGGGCCTGTTCGTCGACAAGCCGCAGCGCTTCCGCTCGGTGATCGTCGAAGAGCAGAACGGCGTGCTCACGCTGTTGCCGACGATGCCCCCGGGCTCGCCCGGCACCGTAGGCGTGCGCGGCAAGCGCAAGGTGCGCTCGTTCACCATCCCCCACATCCCGCACGACGACGTGATCCTGCCCGAGGAAGTCCAGGGCATCCGCGCCTTCGGCTCGGAAACCGAACTGCAGACCGTCGCGGGGGTGATGGCGCAGCACCTGCAGACGATGCGCAACAAGCACGCGATCACGCTGGAGCATCTGCGCTTCGGGGCGTTGAAGGGCCAGATCCTCGACGCTGATGGCAGCGTCATCTACGACCTCTACAACGAGTTCGGGATCACGCCCAAGACCTTCACCTTCAACATTTCCAATCCGGCCAACGGCTGGGATGTGAAGAAGGCCTGCCTGGATGTCGTCCGCTACGTCGAGGACAACCTGCAGGGCGAACGGATGAGCGGCCTGCATGCCTTCGTTGGCGAGGATTTCTTCGACGCGCTCACCGGCCACGATGAGGTCAAGGCCGCCTACGACCGCTGGCAGGATGGCCAGGCACTGCGCACCGATATGCGCGCGGGCTTCACCTTCGCCGGGGTCACCTTCGAGGAGCATCGCGGCCGCGCGGTTGCACCGGGCAGTGCCGTGCGCCGCTTCGTCGAGGCCGACGAGGGCCACATCCTGCCGCTGGGCACGATGGACACCTTCGCCACCTACTACGCGCCGGCCGACTTCAACGAGACGGCCAACACGGTGGCGCTGCCGCTGTACGCCAAGCAGGAGCCGCGCAAATTCGACCGGGGCACCGATCTGCACACGCAGGCCAATCCGCTGCCGCTGTGCCACCGCCCGGCGCTGCTGGTCAAGCTGGTGATGGCCTGATGGGGCTGATCGAACGGCTCTACGAGGCCGCTGATCGTGCCGGTCTGCTGGTGATCGCCGATGTCGAGGGAAGAAGCGTTGCAGTGGATTTTTCTTCGGCCGATGAAACCGTGCTTGATGGTCTGCTTCGCGCGGCCGACTACACGATTCGCTTTCCTGCGTCCGCGCTGCCGGAACTTGCCACAGGCCACACGCTTTCCATTGCCGGCGTCACCTACCAGGTGCGCGATGTCCGCAGCATCGGCGATGGCAGCGAGCGTCGCGCCGACCTCTCCCGTCTCTGAGGACCCACAGCATGAACTCCATCCGCGAGCGCATCCTGCGCGAGGTCGTGGCACGTCTGTCGGACGCCGTCGCGCCTATGCCGGTGCTGCGCCATCCGACCATACCCATCACCCGCGAAGCCAGCCCCGCGCTGCTCGTCTTTGCCGAAAGCGACAGCATCGCCGGCCACGCGAATCACCTTGTGGATCGAGCCCTCACCCTGCGTCTCACCGTGGTGACGCGCGGCGAGGACGCGTTCGACCAGGCCGATCAGACGCTGGTGGCTGTCCACGTGGCACTGATGCGCGACGCGAGCCTCGGCGGCCTTTCGCTCCTGCTCCACGAAATCGACTGCGAATGGGACGCCGAGGACGCCGATGCCGGCGCCGTCGCAATGCCCGCCCGCTACGAGATTCGCTACCGCACCCACGCCCTGGACCTGACCAAAAACGGATGACTTTCCATGACTCTTGAACTGCTGAAACCCCACACGCACGCCGGGGTGCTTCACTCCCCCGGCACCCACCTCGAGCTCGACGAGGCCACTGCCCGCTGGCTCATCGAGCACGGCGTCGCCCAGCCTGCGCCCCCGGAGGCCGATAGCAAACCCAACACCACTTCCCGCAAAGGAGACTGACCATGCCGTACTTTTCTGGACAAGGCCGCGTCTACATCGGCGCCCGCGACACTGCCGGCAACCCGCAAGGCCTGAGTTTTGTCGGCAACGTGCCCGAGCTCAAGGTATCGCTGTCAGTGGAGACGTTGGAGCACCAGGAGTCCACCAGCGGACAACGCCTGACGGACCTCCAGCTGATCAAGACCAAGAAGGGCGAATTCGCCTGCACGCTGGAAGAGCTGATCGCGGTGAATCTGGGCCTGGCACTCTACGGCACGACCATCGAACAGGTCAGCGGCACGGTGACGGCCGAGGCACTGCCCAACCCGGTCACGGCAGGAAGCCTGTACCTGCTCGCCAAGCAGAACGTCTCCTCGGTGGTGGTCAAGGACGCCTCGGGCACGCCCAAGACGCTGCCCGTCGCCCAGTACAGCCTCAATGCCAAGCACGGATCGCTGGTCATCAACGACAAGACGACGGGCGGCCCCTACGTGGAGCCGTTCAAGGTCGACTACGCCTACAGCGCGGCGCAAACGACCGCGTTGTTCACGCAGCCGCTGCCGGAGCGCTGGGTGCGTTTCGAAGGCCTGAACACCGCCGACAGCAACCGCGAGGTGGTGATCGACCTGTACCGCGTGGCGATCAACCCGGCCAAGGAACTGTCGGTGATCACCGACGAACTGCTGAAGTTCGAGCTTTCCGGACAGGTGCTGGCGGACACGCTCAAGCCCGCTGCCGGCGACCTCGGCCAGTTCGGCCGCATCGTGCTGCTGTGAGGAGTACACGATGACCACCTCTGACCTGGATGTTCTCGTCCCGCAAACCCAATCCCTGGAGATCGCCGGGCAGCGCCTGACGATCAGTCCGCTGGTGATCGGCGAGCTGCCCGCGATGCTCAAGGCCGTGCGGCCCTTTGCCGAACAGCTGACCGGCGAGCCGGACTGGCTGGCTTTGCTCTGCGAGCACGGCGACGCCTTGCTGGCTGCGCTCTCCCTGGCCAGCCGACGCCCGCGTGAATGGGTAGACGCGCTGGCGCTCGACGACGCGATCACGCTGGCCGCCACGGTGTTCGAGGTGAATGTCGATTTTTTCGTGCACCGGGTCGCGCCGAAGGTCAGCACGCTCGCGCAGTCTCTGAGCGGACGGTTGGCTGGAGCGACGCCATCGCCCGCCTGATCCGCAGTGGCCACCGCTACCCGGACATCCTCGGCTACACGCTGGGCCAGCTGAACGCGTTTCTGGCCGCCGACAGCCGTCTCGAGCACGAACGGCTCTCCACCCAGCTCGCGGTCATGACCACCGCCGCCCAGGGCAACCGCGAAGGCATCCGTCAGCTCCAGGCCGAACTCCAACAGGGAATGCGCGATGAAGATCGATCTGGTCGCTGAGGGCTTGCTGGATCGTCGTCGCTTCAACGCCTGGCAAACCGATACCCACAAAACGATCCATTCCGCAGTCGCCCGCGCGATGCGGGATTCCGGCAAAGAGATGGCCGAGCGGGTGCGGGGCGAAATGCGATCCAGCTTCAACGCCGTGAAGCCCAAGTTCCTCCGGTCGATGCACGCCAAGGTGTACGACCGTAAAGCCTCGGAATTTCCGGCGCTCTACATCGGCTCGAAGGTGCCCTGGCTGGGCCTGCACGAACAGGGAGGAACGATCCGGAGACGAATGCTGATCCCGCTGCTGCCGCAACACCGGCGTATCGGACGCAAGGCGTTTGCCCGGGTGATCGATGCGCTGATGCGATCCGGCAATGCCTGGTTCGTCGAAAAGAACGGCCAGCAGATCCTGATGGCCGAGAACATCGCCGAGAACGCCCGGCCGCTGGCGCGTTTCCGTCGCGCCGAGCGCGAGCGCACCGGGGCAAAGCGCATCAAGCGCGGCCAGGAGATTCCCATGGCCGTGCTGGTGCGGCGCGTGAGCTTGAGAAAACGTTTCGATCTCAACCGTTCGGTGCGGGTCGATCTTCCCCGCCTGACGGCGGCCATCCGCAAGGCAATGTCGAAGGTTTGAGCAATGGCGAATAATCGCGCGCAGATCCTCATCACCGCCGTCGATGAGACGCGACGCGCCTTCCAGTCCGTCCAGGGCAGCCTCTCGCGCCTGCGCAGCGAAGCAGGCCAGGTGGGAGAAGTCCTGTCCCGCATCGGCAGTGCCATCGGTGTGGGACTGGGTGTGCGCGAACTGGTGGAGGTGGCCGACCAGTACAAGAACCTGCAGGCCCGGCTCCGGCTCGCGGTCACCTCTCAGGAGGAATTCAACCGCGCCGACGCGGCGTTGTTCGAGATCGCGCAGCGCAACCGCGCGCCGCTCGCCGAGACCGTCACGCTCTACGCGCGGCTGGCGCCCTCGGTGCAGGCGCTGGGGCGTTCGCAGGCGGACGTGCTGGCGGCCACCGATGCCATCGGCCAGGCGGTGTCGCTTTCCGGCGCGTCCAGCGAGGCGGCAGCCGGGGCGCTATTGCAGCTCGGGCAGGCCTTCGCCTCGGGACAATTGCGCGGCGAGGAGTTCAATTCGGTCATCGAGCAGACGCCGCGACTGGCGCAGGCCATCGCCGACGGGATGGGTGTGCCGCTGGGCTCGCTGCGGGCCCTGGCGCAGGAAGGCAAGATCACCTCGTCAGCGGTGCTCGATGCCTTGCTCAAGCAGCGTGGGCGCCTCGCCGAGGAATACGCGAGCCTGCCCGATACGGTCTCGGGCGCGCTCACCCGTCTGAAGAATGCCTTCCAGCGTGCCTTCGGCGAGCGCGACACGAGCTCCGGCCTGACCGCAGGTCTGGCGCAGGCGATCCAACTCGTCGCCCAGCATCTCGAACTGCTGATCGATCTGGCTGGCGTCGCGCTGGTCGCCGCCTTCGGCCGGATGGCAGGTGCCTTTGCAACCAGCATTGCCGCCGCCCGCGCCGAAGCGGCGGCGCGGCTTGCCAACCTGCGCACGCTCGAAGCCGAGGCGCTGGCTCGGGTGCGCGTGGCCGATGCCGCCCTGGCCCAGGCGCGGGCGCAAGGCATTGCCACCAGCGCACTGGTCGCCGACGCGGCCAAGGCTCGGCTGCAGGCCACCGCCGCCACCGGTGTCCTGACGCAGGCCGTGGCCTCCACGTCGCTGCTCGGTCGCGCAGCGGGTTTGTTGCGAGGTGCGCTGGCACTCCTGGGCGGCCCCATCGGCGTGATCGTGACCACGGTGACGCTTTTGGCCGGGGCCCTCTATTCGGCGCGCAACGCCGTGGTCGAGTTCGGCGGCAAGACCGCGTCGATCAAGCAGATCATCGTGGCCACCTGGGACCTGGTGGTCGGGAAGGTCGGCGAAGTCGTCAGCGCCCTGGGACGGCTGGTCGGGGTCAACAACCTGAGCTGGGACCGAGTGCGCGAGGTGATGCTCGATGCGCTCAGAGCTATCGGCACGGCCATCCGGTCGCTGGTCAATGTCGTTATCGGCGCCTTCAACGCGGTCGGCAGTGTCGCGGGCATCACGGCAGCCTTCTTGGTCGAGCGTTTCCGAAACGCCTTCTCGGACATCGGGGAGTTGGCGCAGGCCTTGGGCCAAGACGTGGCTGCCGCCTTCAGCGGCGACTTCTCGATGCAGTCGCTGCGTAGCGTCCTCGGCCGCCGACTTGGTGAGATGCGCGACTTCGGCAAGGAGCTCGCGACGACCGTGCGTGATGCCGTCACCCGCGACTATGTCGGGGAAGCTGCCCAGGCCATCGCCGGTCGCATCCGCCCCGATAAGAACAAGTCGGACGTATTCGGCCGCCCGCAACCACCGGCCAAGCCGACACCCGACAAGGGTATCGAGGCCGCCAAGCTGGCCCTGGTGCAGGCGCAGGCCGAGGCGGAACTCAAAATTCTGAAAGATGCGCTGGATCGCCAGGCGCGCGAACTGGACGCGGCGCTCGAAGACCGGCTGATTTCGCTGAAAGACTACTACGCGGCCAAGACCCGGATCGAACAGCAGGAGATCGATGCGGAAATCCGGCGCCTGCAGGTGTCGCTCTCGCAGCAGCAGCGCCTGGAAAAGACGGGCAAGGACGAGCCCGCACGCCTCAAAGCGAAAGGAGAAGTCGCCAAGCTCGAAGCGGAGCTCACGGTCCTCAACAACAAGCGTGCCGACGCCGAGGTCGCCAATGCCCGCAAAGCGGTCCAGGCCGAGCGCGATTTGCGCGAGGAACTCGCCAAGGTTCGCGACGAATTGCTCGATCTCACCGGTGCCGCGACCAGTCAGGATCGCCGCGCGGCCATCGAGCGCCAGTACCAGAGCCTGATTGCGCGGCTGCGCGCCGAGGGTGACACCGAGGGCGTGGCCACCGTCGGGAGGCTGATCGACGTCAAAGCGGCGGCGGCCGATCTTGCCGACTACGAGCGCCAGTTCAACGACACGCTCGCGCGGATGCGCGCGTCTGAGGAGTCGATCAATCTGCAGCGTCAGTCCGGGCTCCTCACGGAATCGCAGGCCCGCCAGCAGATCCTTGCGCTGCACCGGCAAACCGGTCAGTCGCTCGACGCGCTGCTGCCGCAGCTGGAGGCCGCCGCCGCTGCCATCGGGCCGGATGCCGTCGCCCGGGTCCAGGACTGGAAGAACGAGATCGCGCAGGTGAAGTTGGTCGTCGACGACGTGGCCGTCGCCATCGACGGCGCGGTCCAGGATGGTTTCGCCCAACTGTTCCAGGACATCGGCAGCGGCGCGAAGTCGGCGAAGGACGCATTCGCGGATTTCGGTCGATCCGTGCTGCAGACGATCAACCGCATCGCCTCGCAGAAGCTGGCCGAAGCCTTGTTCGGAAGCCTGATGGGCGGCGGCACGGCAGGCAGTGCTGGAGGCTTGGGCGCGTTGATCTCGTCGTTTTTCGGCTTCGCGTCGGGGGGCTACGTGACCGGTCCCGGCACCTCGACCAGCGACTCCATCCCGGCGCGCCTCTCCCACGGCGAGTACGTGGTCAATGCCCGCGCGGTGAGCCGGCTCGGGTTGTCGTTCCTGGACGCCATCAACGGCCTGTCTGCCGGGCCCCGTGTGGCTGGCGGTCGCCTGGCCTTTGCCGCTGGTGGCCTGGTGCCCGAAGTCCCGGCGCCACCGGCCCCGGGCCAGAACATCCGCATTGTCAATGTCATCGACCCGGCGATGGCGGCCGATTACCTCAACAGCAGCGCCGGCGAGCGCACGGTGATGAACCTCATCCAGCGCAACGCCGCGTCGGTGCGCAACATCCTGGGACGCTGAACATGGCCTGGACTTCCGGCACGGCAACGAATGCCGCCGATCTATTCAACAAGATGATCACCTTTTTGACCGCCGACGCGACGCTGGTTGCCGGGGGCGAAGCCTGGACGCTATTGCGCCGAGACACCTTCACGCTTGACCCCAAACGCGATCTGGTCGAGCTGCGTGGCCCCGGCTCCTCGGCAGGCGATGCGATCTACGTACAGATCTGCCTGTTCGCCGACGCGGCGGCTCCCGCGTATTCGATCCGGGTTTTCGGCTCGCAATCGTGGCAAAGCGCCATCTCGATCAGCACGCCGGAAGGCCAACCAGGCAGTTTGCTCTCGGGGGCCGGTTCGCTCGGCATCCTCCCCCGGATGCCAGTGTTCAACAGCTCGATCAGTTACTGGTTCGTTGCCAACGGCCGCCGCTTCATCGTAGTGGCGAAGTCCTCGGCCTACTGGGGGGCGCTCTACGCGGGGTTTTTCCTGCCCTACGGCACGCCGTCGCAGTACCCGTATCCGCTCTTCATCGGCGCCAACACCTCGCGCGGCGACAACTATCAAAGTTCGGATCTCGATATCGCGGGCAGCGCGTTCTGGCGCAACGATGGTGAGTACGGCAGCTACAGCGCAGCTATCCTGCAGCCGAGCGGCGGCTGGGTCGGCACCAACCGCTTCGATACGAGCTACACCGGTCGCGCCTGGCCCTGGGCAATGTCGCAGGAGACCAGGAGGAACAGCGTAGGGCGCTACGACATGGGCAACCTCACGCAGTTGCCGAACGGCGCCAGTCCGCTGCTGCCGGCGATCCTTTATGACTGCGCGACGACTCGTCCGTTCTCGATATGGGGCGAGCTGCAAGGCGTGTTTGCCGTGCCGGGCTTCGGAGTGGCTGCCGGCGACACCGTGACCGTAGGCGGCAAATCCCATCTGGTCGTCCAGGCGGCGACTTCCACCAACGCGGCGCGCTTTGCCGCCATCCAACTCGCTTGAGGCGATTCAATGGCTTACATCACCGGCGCGTCGGCGGACATCAACACGCTGCTGACGGCGATCAAGAATTTTGCGGTCGCCAATGGCTGGACGGCCAACGCTACCGACACCTTTACGCTGACGTTTCCGACCTATGGATCGACTGGTGGTGCGACCCACGCCGGCACGACGTCGATGATTTCCTCGGTCAGCGGCTCTGATGCGTACCGGAACCAGTCGGAAACGAGCCTGACGGCGAACCGGGTCGTGTTGTCCAAGAACGGCGTGTCCTACCAGCTGTTCGGAGTAAACAAAAAGCTCTACAAGAACGGCGTCAACGGCACCTACGCCTGCTTGGAGGCCTGGGTGTGCGACGGCTATTCCGCAGGCGTGGCGGCCAACCTGCAGACGAACAATCGCAAGTTCGTGATGGTCGGGCCGATGGCGACCTCGCTCTATGCCTACCACTTGTTCTCCAACGGTGACTTCGTGCACGTGGTGATCGAGGAGACGCCGGGCCGGTTCCGCCACCTGTCGTTCGGCTTCATCAACAAATATGGCGCCTTTGCCGGGGGGCAGTATCTGACCGCAGGTTGCCCCGTCGAGTCGTTCACGACTACGCCCTATGCGTTCAACACCTCGAATCACTCGATTCCTTTCGGCGCGAACGCGCAGGGACCTTCGCGTGCGTCGCTTGCATCGAACGGCTATCCGGGTAGTTATGTCAGAGCCGACATCGATGGTTGGACGGTCGGTTGGCGGCTGATCTCGACCGGCTCGTACACGACGGAACAGTTGGACGCCTACGGGTGCTCAAGCTACGCCAATGCGACCAACAACCGCGCGGGCTACATCGGGTCCGGGACCCAGAACTCCCTCAACACCCTGGCGCACGATCTGGCTTACCACTGCTCGCCGCAAAGCTACAACGGTCTGGCGCCGATGTTGCCGTGCTATGTGGGCGTCAATCGCACGCCCTACGTCGGCACTTGGACGCTGCTCGGCGAGTTCCCCGATGTGCGCTTCCTGAACATCTCGAACTTCAACCCGGGCGACGAACTGATCCTCGGCACCGACGTGTGGAAGATCTTCCCACTGTGGAACAAGGCCTACACGCTCGGGGCGGAACCGATCAGCTACGACTACGGCCTGGCCTACCGCAAGGTGATGTAAATGCCCGACTTCGCCGGAGCCTTCACGTCAAACATCCTGGGCGGCGCAGTGGCCACCGGGATGAACAGCCTGTGGGACGATGGTCGACCTGCGTACTACGCACCGACCACGGTCATCGCGGCGATTGCTGGTGCGGTCGGTGTCATCGACAGCGGCCAGCCGTCGCCCGAGGCACTGATCGCGCGGACTGGCGCACACTGTGGTTCTTTCTCGGACGACTACTACCACCGGATCTACCTGCAGCCGTCCAGGATCGAGTTCGGCAATCTCGTCATTCCCACAACCCGTACCGTCGAAGTCTGGAATGCGTTCCTGGACCCGGTGACGATTTTCCAGCTAGACGGCGACACCGAGGGCTTGTCCCTGGGGTTCTTCCCGCCAACAAGGATGCGGGGGCTGGAGGACATCTTCTACGAGGTCACGGCCACTCTCGATGGCCCAAGCTTCGTCGATACGCTGCTGACGCTGCATTTCTCGGCTGGCGGCACACGGGATCTGGCGATCAGCTATGGCCGCGTGCTGGTCATGGGCCTGCTGCACGATTGGCAAGGCGGCTTCACCGAACGGCTGGAATGGCTCACCGACGTGCTGACGATGCGTGACGGTGGGGAGCAGCGGGTGCGGCTGCGGACCGATCCCCGGCGCTCGTTCGAGTTCGACGTGCTGGAGTACGGCAACGGCGGGCAGCTTGATCTCTTGATGAACGTCTGGCAGTCGCGCGTCTATGCCGTGCCGGTGTGGACCGACAAGGCTTGGCTTGCGGCCGCCATCCATCCCGGCGACACGGTGCTGGCCGTGAGTACCACGGACCTGGACTATCACGCCGGTGGGCTGGCCATCGTCGGCTCAAGCGCTGGCGCCAGCGAGGCACTGGAAGTCCTGTCCCTGACCGCCGGGACGATCACGCTCAAGCGCCCGGCCTTGGGGAACTGGCCCGCAGGCTCCTGGATCGCCCCGGCCCGGCTAGGACGGTTACCCGCCCAGCAGACCGTGACCCGGCCAACGGCGGCGATCTCCCAGGCCAAATTGCGCTTCGAGCTGGAGGACCTGGCTTCGCCAGTGGCGGCGACGAGTTCACCGATTCAGTACCGAGGCTACGACACGCTGCTGCTGCATCCAAACCGGGTCGAGGACGTCAGCATCGACTATCAGCGACTCGCCGATGTGTTCGACGTTGAGACCGGCACGCCTGCGGTGATCGACAGCCCGAACCGGCCCTTTATCGTGCGCCGCCACCAGTACCTGCTGCCAGACCGCACCCGGCTCACTGCGATGCGAGGCTGGCTCGCGGCCCGTGCAGGTCGTCAGGTGCCTTTCTGGGTGCCGACGTGGGAGCGTGGTCTCGAGGTCGCCCAGCCCTTTGCCTTGGATGCAACGGAAATTTTGGTCCAGGCCCGGGGCTTTTCGACGTACTACCAGGCGATGCCCGGCCGTCAGGACGTGGCCTTTCTGCACAACAACGGCACCTGGTTCTTGCGACGGATCACCGCTTTCGAGTTCGTGGACGGGGTCGTCGAGCGGATGCGGATCGAGGCCGCGCTGGGCGTGGCCTGCGCGCCGTCCGATTTCCGGATCGTCTGTTTCCTGGAACTGGCCCGACTGGAGAGCGATGCCGTGGAATTTTTCTTCGAAACGGATCGTGTGGTTCGGGTGACTTTGCCTATTCGGAGCATCAACGGATGACCTATCAGAACCAAGAAAACAGCCTCCATGCCGGCCAGCCGGTCGAGTTGTATCGCTTCGCGCTGGGGACCACCGTCTGGCGCTACACGTCGGCACAGAGCGCCGTGACCTACAACGCCGAGAAATACATCCCGGCGCCGATACGGCGCTCGGAGATCGAGCAGACGCAGGAGTTCGGCCGCGCAATGCTGAATCTGGAAGCGGCACTCGACATCACCGTGGTGCAGTCCTTCATCGTGACCCCGCCCGATGGCGTGCTGTCGCTCACGATCTTCCGCCAGCATCTGACTGACCCGAACGCTGAGTTCATCACCTGGTGGAAAGGCCGTGTCGTGTCGGTGGTGTTCAGTGGCGTGACGGTGCAGATGCGTTGCGAGCCAATCTTCACGACGCTCAAGCGCTCGGGACGGCGGGCGAACTACCAGATCAACTGTCGCCACCCGCTGTACCACGGCGGCTGCAAGGTCAACGCGGCCGACTACAAGACGGCTGGCATCGTCGAGAGCGTGGCGGGGCTGGAGGTGACCGCCTCCGTCTTCCTGCCCAAGCCGATTGCCTGGTTCGTCGGCGGCCGGCTGATGGCCGCTGGGGCGCAACGGATGATCGTCGCCAGCTCCGGCGGTGCGGTAACCCTTTCGGCGCCGATTCCGGGCCTGAAGGCCGGTGATGCGTTCGAGGCGTATCCGGGTTGCGACCACACGCTCGCGACCTGCGCCGCCAAGTTCGGCAACCAGCTGAACTACGGCGGTTTCCCCTACATCCCGGTGAAGAACCCCTTCACTGGCGATGCCATCGTTTGAGGCTTTCCCATGTGGCAATACCTGATCGTGTGGGTGATCACGACGGTCCTGTCGTCGCTGCTTGCCCCCAAGCCAAAAACCACCACGCCGCAACCCGGCGATGTTGATGCGCCGGTCGCCGCGACCGACAGTCCGATCCCGGTGCTGTTTGGCACGCGGACGATCAAGCAGCCGAACTGCGTCTGGTTCGGCGATGTGCGGACAACGCCGATCAAGACCAAAGGAGGCGGCAAGAAATGAGCGAACAGCGCAGCAACCTTCAGATCGCCACTCACCTTGATGCCAAGGCTCTGGGCTATTGCAATGCTGGCCTGCGCCGCTGGTTTCCGCGCGACGGCGTGACTTTCGATGATTTTCGCCAGCAGGGCGTGAGCACCGCCTGGCTGCGGGCTACCGGGGATGCGATGGCGATTCGGCTGGCAGAGCACGTCGAGCAGCAAGCCATATCTGAAACGAATGAGGGAGTCAAGGCATGAGCGGCGGCGGCAAAGGCAGCAAAAGTGTCACCGTCGGCTACCGCTACTACGCGGGAATGCATCTGGCGCTGTGCCACGGCCCGGTCGATTCGCTCAACAAGATCGTGGTCGGCGAGCGCACGGCGTGGTCGGGATCGATGACGTCCAGCGGCCAGATCACCATCAATCAGCCCGACCTGTTCGGCGGCGACGACCGCGAGGGCGGCATCGTCGGCGCCGTCGATCTGGTGATGGGCAACGCCTCGGACGGTCAGAACGACTACCTCGCCTCCAAGCTCGGCGCCAACGTACCGGCCTTCCGGGGAGTAGTGTCACTGGTGTTGCGTCAGCCGCAACTGTCGGCGATGAACCCTTACATCAAGCCGTGGAGCGCCGAGCTCACGCGGATCATCCGGCGATCCGACGGCTCGCCGCAGTGGTATTCGGACAAGGCGGCCATCGCCGGTGACATGAACCCGGCGCACATCATTTACGAGTGCCTGACCGACCGGACCTGGGGCCGGGGCTACAGCTCGGCCGAGATCGACGATGCGTCGTTTCGCGCTGCCGCCGACACGCTCTACGCCGAGAGCTTCGGCCTGTCGATCCTGTGGGACCAGCAGCAGGACATCGAGGCTTTCATCGAGCGCATCCTGCAGCACATCGACGGCTCGATTTATGTGAGCCCACGCACTGGGCTGTTCACGCTCAAATTGACCCGCGATGACTACGACCCGGCAACGCTGCTGGAGCTGAACCAGACCAACGTGATCCGGCTGGAGTCGTTCGAGCGCACCTTGCCCGAGGAGCTGATCAATCAGGTCACGCTGTCCTACCACGACCGCACGACCGACAAGAGCGTCTCGATCTCGGTGCAGGACATCGCCGGCATCGAGCGATCCCTGGGCGAAATCAAGGACGCCAAGGTCAGCTACGAGGGCGCGGCCAATGGCGCGCTGGCTGCGCGCCTGGCCATGCGGGATCTGCGGCAACTGTCCTCCACCCTGGCGAAGATCACGCTGGTGGCCAACCGCACCGCCGCCTGCCTCAACATCGGTGACGTGTTCAGATTCTCCTGGCCCGAGCTGCGGATCGAGCAGTTGATCTTGCGGGTGGCGCAGATCAGTTACGGGACACTGGCCGATGGCCGGGTGCGGATCACCTGCGTCGAGGATGTATTCGGCCTGCCCGATGCCGTTTATCTGGCGCCCGCCGAGAGTGGCTGGGTCGATCCACGTCAAGCGCCCATCGCAGCGAACTTCGTGTCGGTGAGCGAACTGCCGTACTGGACGATTGTTCATGAGATGACGGGCGAGTCGGCCGCCGCTCAGGCCGAAATCGATCCGAATGGCGGGTTCCTGTCCGTTTCAACCGTTCGGCCCTCGGGTGCAGCGATCAACTACGCGGTGCTGACGCGGCAGGGATCGGCGGCCTTCGAGAAGATCGGCGTCGGTGACTTCATCCCGTCCTGCGTGCTGGCGAACGACATCGGGCAAACCGAGACGGTGCTGAACGTGCTCTACGGGGTCGATCTGGATCTGGTCACGCTCAACTCCTACGCGCAGCTCGATGGCGAGCTGGTCGCCGTGAAAGCGGTCAATGTGGCCGCCGGCACGGTGACGGTGGATCGGGGCGTGCTGGACACGGTGCCGGCGAAGCATTCGGCGGGTGCGCGGCTGTACTTCGTCGAGGACGGGCAGTTCTACAACACGAGCCAGTATCTGAGCAGCGAAACGGTGCAGGCCAAGGTGCTGCCCGCCACTGGTATGGGTGTTCTCGCCGAGCCGTCAGCACCCGCGATCAGCTACACGTTCGCCAAGCGGCAGATCCGGCCCTATCCGCCCGGCAAGCTCCGGGTCAACAACCTCGACTACAGCGTGAGCTACATCACCGGGGAGGTGACGGTCAGCTGGGCGCACCGCAGCCGGGTGCTGCAGACCGCCTATCTGGTGACGCAATCCGAATCCAACATCGGGCCGGAACCCGGGACGACCTACACCGTGCGGATCTATGGCGAGGCGGGGACGCTCAAGCACACCGAAACGGGGCTGACCGGCACGAGTTGGACCTATCCGATGGCCGCCGAGATTTCCGAGAGCGGCCTGAATCGACCGAATGAGAAACTGACCGTCAAGGTCGAGGCCTCGCGCGACGGCTACACCAGCTGGCAGGCCCAGCAAATCGACATCCCCGAGTGCCGTGGCTACGGCATGTTCTACGGGGCAACCTACGGAGAATGAGATGGCTGCACTGATTGGCCCGAACCTGGGCGTGAATTACGGGTGGACCGCCCGCGAATCGGGCTGGAACGCGGGGATGGATGCCAACCTGAAACTGCTCGATGCCGTGCTGCAGTTGTCGGTGAAGTCACGTGTGCAAGGCACACCACCGGCAACGCCCGCCAACGGCGACCGCTACATCGTGGCGGCGAGTCCTACCGGTGCCTGGACCGGAAAAGCCGGCCAGATCGCCGTGCGCATCGAGGCCGGGTGGTCTTTCTTCGTGCCGAAGATCGGCTGGACCTGCTTCATCGAGGACGAGAGTGTGCTCTCAGCCTACAAAGCCACTGGCTGGAGCACCGGCGTCGCCATCTGATCATTACCTTCGCCACCCCCTGAAACCCGCCCACGAGGCGGGTTTCGCATTTCTGGAGACCACCCATGACTGAATCTGACAGCAAACCAGCGCTCGTCGAGAACATGCTCCTGCTGCGCAAGGAGGACTTCGACGATCTGCTCGACCGTGCCGCCGAACGTGGAGCCGAGCGCGTACTCGCCCATCTTGGGTTGGAGAACGGCAGTGCCGCGAAGGACATCCGCGAACTGCGCGACCTGCTGGAAGCGTGGCGCGATGCGCGCCGCACCGCATGGCAGACCACCATCAAGGTCGTGACCACCGGCATCCTGGCCGCGCTGCTGGTGGGGGCCGCCATCAAGTTGAAGCTGATGGGAGGCGTCCAATGACCGCCAAGCCGAAGATCTGCCTTCTAGACGACTGGCGGCGCGTGCTGCGACGCGCCTGGAGCATCCGCTTGTCGCTGCTGGCCGCTGCCTTCACAGCGGCGGAAGTCGTGGTGCCGCTGTTCGGGGATGTGCTGCCACGTGGTGCGTTCGTGCTGTTGGCCTTTGCCGCCAGCATCGGCGCAACCGTTGCTCGCATCGTGGCCCAGCCGGAGATGCACCGATGACCCGCCCACCATCGCCGGTGATGCGCAGAACGGTGGCCGGCCTGACGCTGTCCGCCGCAGCCCTAGTCGGCATCGTGCTGCACGAGGGGTACACCGACCGTGCAGTGATCCCCGTCAAGGGCGATGTGCCGACCATTGGTTTCGGTACCACCACCGGAGTGAAGCTGGGCGACACCACTACGCCGCCGAAAGCGCTGGCTCGGGCGCTCACCGACGTGCAGCAGTTCGAGGGTGCACTGAAGCAATGCGTCACCGTGCCCCTGGCCCAGCACGAGTACGACGCGCTGGTGAGCTTTTCCTACAACGTCGGCAGCCGCGCGTTCTGCCAGTCCACGCTGGTCAGAAAACTCAACGCCGAGGACTACGCGGGAGCCTGTGCCGAGCTGCTGCGTTGGCGCTTCTTCCAGGGCAAGGACTGCTCGCTGCCTGCCAACGCGCGGCTATGCGGCGGGCTGGCTACACGGAGAGAAGCCGAATACCGGCAGTGCATCGGGGAGGCGTCGTGAGCGTGATTCCGTGGCCATACCGGCTGCTGGCCCTGGCGGTGCTCGGCGTCGCCCTGGTCGGGTTCGGCTGGATCAAGGGTGCGAGCCACGTTCGAGCGCAATGGGATGCCGCCATCCAGCAACAAGCCCTACAGACCGCCGCCGCCCGCGAGCGGCACGCACAAGCCACCGTCAAGGTCGTCACCCAGTACATCGACCGCGTCCGCGTCGTCCGCGAGAAGGGCGACACCATCTTCAAGAAGGTTCCCGTCTATGTGCCCGTTCAAGCCGATGCTGTTTGCACAATCAACCGTGGCTTTGTGCGCCTGCACGACGCTGCCGTCGCCGGTGAGCTGCCCGAGCCCGCCCGAGATGCTGATGCGGCCGCCGCAGGCATTGCGCTCTCTACCGTCGCCGGAACCGTCGCCGCCAACTACCAGACCTGCCACGAGAATGCCGAGCAACTGAGGGCGTTGCAGGCGTGGGTCAGGGATGTGCAAACGACTACGGAGTGA